AAGTTTTTATTAACAGGAGAAACTGGAGAAGGAAAAAGTATATTAGAAAGGATAGGACAAGATGTAAATATTGCTGATGTAAAATATTTAAATAATCTTCTTGGAATATCTAATGAACCAAATTTTAAACAAAACCATACAGAATTTTTTAAATTTATAGATAATTTTAAAGATCAAGTTGCTGGTAGTGTTGCATTACAACCTTTAGATCCAGATAAAGATGCTAGATTAAATAAATTTAAATATGTGATGTATAATAGATATATAGATGGTTTAGAAAGAAATATAAATTCAGATGAATTATTAAAGGCAACAAAAGGAAATAAAAATTTTATTGGTTATGATTTTTATACTTTTTTACCAGATGTTAATGATGTGTTTAAAGGTATTTCAAATGAACTTAAAAAAAATATAAATAATTTAATTGAACAAAATGACACTCCAGAAATTCCTTTCATATCATTAAAGAGAGAAAAAGAAAAAGAATTAGGCAGAAAACTTACAATACAAGAATTTAGAGAACTTATAAAGGAAAACTAATGGCTTCATTATCAGAAGAAATAAAACTTTTTAAAGAAGCTGGTTTTTCTAATACAGAAATTGAACAATATAAAAATGAAAAAATACAAGAGTTAAGTTCTGCTGGTTTTACCACTCAAGATATTGCAAAAGATTTAGGTTATAAAGAAATAAACTTAACTCCTATTAGACAGGCATGGCAAAATGTTATTGATCTTGGGAAGGAAGAACATGAAAGTGTTTATTCAGAATTAAAACAATTAGAAAGTCAAAATGATGACACTCCTTTTATTCAACAAAAAAAAGAAGATTTAGTAGGCAAAATATTTGAACCTGCAAAATATTGGGAAAGAGGTTGGGGTGCTGGTATTTACGATTTACATCAATCTTATGTTAATAATGAAAAAACACCAGAACTTTACACAACAGGTCAACCAGATGATACAGGTTTTATAGAAAGAAATATTACTAACATTGCAAGACTAATTAAAGATTTGCCAGTTTACGCAGTACCTACTGTTGCTGCTGGTATTGCCACTAGAAAACCAGATGCTAGTTTAGCAGCAGGAGCATTTGTTGCTGGTTCTTTAAGGGAAACATATTTAAAAGCATTAGAAAATGATGAGGTAAATGGTTTTCAAGAATTTTTTGATATATGGACTAAAGAAGGTATTAAAGCTGGAGCAACAGAAGCAGCTCAAATTTATGCAGCTACAAAAGCTGGTGGTTTAGTTACTGGTGGATTAAAAAAAACTATAGCACAAGCTGGTGCTTTTGAAGGAGTTGGTGCAATTCTTCATGGAGAAATGCCAAGCAAAGAACAATTAACAGATAGTTTATTTTTATTTGGTTTATTTAATTTTGGAGCTTCTGCAATAAAAAAATCTAAAAAAATTATAACTAAAAACGATAGAACATTAACAGAACTTGCAGATGATATGATTGTTAATAAACCTGTATTTGATGATGCTGCAAGTACAACCAATCAAAATCCTAGATACTATGGTGGAGATAAAAATATAATATTAAAACCAGATACATTTAAAGAAGGAATAAAATTTAAAACAAAAGCTGAACAAAAGATAAATGATAATATTAGATATAACGAACCAGAAGCTGTAGTAACTATAGGAGAAAAAACTTTAGCTGTAAAAGATTCTTTTGTTAAAAATTCTATTGATAGATTACATCCTGTTAAACAATTAATATCTAAAGTACAAAATACAAAAAATACTAAAGATGCTTTAAATGTATATGAAGAATTTAGAAGTTTATTAGGTGTAGAAAATTTAAGTGGTACTTTTATAGAAGTAGGAACTCAAAATGCTAAATTACAAACTAATGGAAAAGGATTTAAAGAAGTATTAGAGCCTTTAATAAATAAAGATTTTGCAATACCCTTTTTACCAGAAAAAGTTTCTTTTAGTTTAAAAGCAAGAGATTTAAGAAATAAACAAGTTTATGCAGAATTTACAAATTATGCGTCATCAAAAAGAGTTATAGAAAAAGAATCTCAAGGCATTAAAACTGGTCTTGATTTAAAAGCAGCTAAAGAAGTTGCTAACAATCCAGAGCTTATTAAAAAATACGACAATACTGCAAAAGAATTAACATCTTATAGCGAAAGAGTTTTAAGGTATGCAAAAGATAAAGGTCTGTTAACTGAAGAAGCATTTAATGCTATGATTGAATTAAACAAAGACTACATACCATTTGCTAGAGTTGTAGAATCTACCTTAAAAGATAAAGGTTTTATTCAAGGAGTATCAAATCCTTTAAAAAGAATGGTTGGAACTAAAAAAGAAGTTAAAGAAATTTTAGATCCTATAGCAACTACTTACACTAATACATTTAATATTATTAAAAAAGTAGAAAGAAATACTGCTTTAACAAATTTTTTTAATTTAGTTGAAGCTAATAAAAAATCTTTTCCAGATATTAATAAAAAAACAATAACCAAATCTACAAAATTAGAATTAAAAGAACTAGAAGATTTAGGAATAGATACTTCAAAAATTAATTCAAAAGTTGCAGAAAATATGAAAGTTTTTAGAAAAGAATTTGATAAAGTTGGAGAAGATTCAGTTGCTGTATTTCGTAAAAATAAATACGAAGTATGGGAAGTAGGTAAAGAATTAGCTGAAGCAATGAAAGACTTTAATCCAAGAGAAGCTGGTAATTTATTTTATGGTATTGCTAGACATCCTGCTCGTTGGTTAAGAGCTGGTGCTACTTTGGCTTTTGATTTTGTAGGAGCAAACTTTCTTAGAGATACAGTTCAAGCATCTATTTATAGTAAGTATGGTTTTTTTCCTGTTGTTAGTTCTATGAGAGGATTGTTTGATATTATTGCTGGTAAAACAGGTTTAAATAAAAATTCTCAAAAATATTATGAATATTGGATTAAATCTGGCGGTATGCAATCTACTATGCTTTCAGTAGATAGAGCTATATTTGATAAACCTGCTTTTGATATTTTAAATAAAGGACCAATAAGAAACAAAGCAGAAAATCCTATAGAAATATTAAGAGTAATATCTGAAACTTTTGAAAACGCTACAAGACTTTCAGAATTTAGAAGAGCATATGATACTTCTATTAAAAGAGGATTAACACACGAACAGGCAATTAAAAGAGGTGGTTTTGAATCAAGAGATATAACTCTTGACTTTGGAAGAATGGGTGCAAAAATGAGAGGACTAAATCAAATTTCTGCTTTTTATAATGCTATGGTTCAAGGTTTTGCAAAAGTTTATGATACTGCAAAACAAAGACCAACAAGAGCAATACTTACTATTAGCGGAGCTATTGTAGGACCAACTGCATTGTTTTGGTTTTTAGGAAAAGACGATCCAGCAATTCAAGCTCAACCAGAATGGGTTAAAAGAAATTATTGGTTAACAACAAGTGGTGAAGGTAAAAATAAAATTGTTCATAAAATTCCTGTACCTTTTGATGTTGGTGTTACATTTAAAGCATTAACTGAATCTTTTTTAGAATCAAATTTTAATAAAGATGAAAAAACTAAAAAAGAATTAGATGGTTGGTTTACTGATTATTTATTAAAAGTAGGTAAAGGATTTATACCAACACCACAATTTGCTATGCCATTTATTGAAGGTGGATTTAATGTTAGCTGGTTTCAAGGTAGACCTTTAGTACCACATTACATAGAAAAAAATTTACCAAACAAAATGCAATATACTACATACACCTCACAATCTGCCAAACTACTTGCTAATGCAATTTATAAATTAATAGGACATGATACTAAATTTAATAATCCAATATATATTGATAATTTTATTAGACATTGGAGTGGTACAATAGGAAGATATTCAGTACAACTTTCTGATAATGCTTTAATTGAAAATGGTATAATTGAAGATCCTATATTACCAACTCAACCTTTATCAAAAATGCCAGTTATTAGAGCTTTTACAGCTCAATATCCAGACGCTAATTCACAATACATTACAGATTTTTATGAAGAATATGGTGAGATTACTAAAATTGTTAATGTAATAGATGCTTTAGAAAAAGAAGGAAAAATATTAGAATCTCAAGAATTATTAGATAGTATTAAAGGCAAGAATAGATTACAATTAATTCCTTATGCAGATGCTATTAAAGACCTTAATTTTATTATAAGAAATATATATAACAATAAAGAATATACTCCAGATGAAAAAAGAGAGCTTATAGATGCTCATTATTTGGTTATGATTAGAACAGCAAAAAGAGCCTTAGATAATATGAATATAAAGGTTGATAACATAGATAAAAAATAATATAGAGAGTTAACATGACAGTATCAAGCACAACAGTAAAAAATTCATACTCAGGCAATGGTAGTAACGATACTTTTGTTTACGGATTCAAGATTTTTGCAGACACAGA